GGTGCACCTGCGATAGTTTGTGGACCTAGTCCTGAAAATGGTAAATTTTTTGTAGGTACTAAATCTGTATTTAACAAAACACCTAAAGTAAATTATAATATTGCAGATATAAGAAAAAATCATGATGGTGCTGTTGCAAATATATTAAGAGAGTGTTTACAATATCTTTCTGGTATAGGTATGAAACAGATACTACAAGGTGATTTAATGTACACTAGTTCTACAAAAAAGAAAACAACATACAAAGACCCAACAGGTAAATCTGAACAAATGATTTCTTTTCAACCTAACACAATAGTTTATATGGTGCCAGAAAATACACCTTTTGGTAAAAAGATAGACACTAGTAAACTAGGTATTGTTTTTCATACAACATATAAAGGTGCAAGTTTTGAAAAACTAAAAACAAGTTTTGGTGCTGATGTATCTAAATTAAGAAAAACATCAAAGGTATGGTTTGATGACGCAAGTTATAAAGATGTATCAGGTAATGCGTTGATGACAATAGGTGAAAGTCAATCACTACAAAAGACTATCAACATGGCGTCAGGTTCATTAAAGAAAGCAAAAGAAATGTTAAATATAATGTCAACACAAAAAAACACTTTGTCTGTAGGTGTGCAACTAAAAACATATCTTAACTCTTTCATACGAGCAGCAACTGATTTACCAAGTACAAAAGAAACTGCAAATAAATTTAGAGAGTTTTATAAAGAGAGAACGCAAAAAGAAATAGATGGTGTTAAGACAGATAAAGCAAAAGACAAATATAAAACAATACAAGATACAGGTTTAAAATTTATTGATAATCATACTGAAAGTATTTACTTTGCTGTTGCAACTTATAAAACATTACAGACAGCAAAAAAAGTATTAATTGATAAGTTAAATAAAGCAAAATCTATAGGTACATTTAAAACAACCTCTGATGGTTTACAGGCAACAAATCCTGAAGGTTATGTTGCAGTAGATAAAAAAGGTAAGGCAGTAAAACTTGTAGATAGAATGGAGTTTAGTCTTCAAAACTTTACTGTTGCAAAGAATTGGGATAAAGGTTAATGAAACTAGAAAGATTTATTATAAAAGAAGGTTTATATGACCCAGGTATCTTCAAGGCATTCTTTCTTGCCGGTGGTCCTGGTTCTGGTAAGACTTATGTCACTTCAAAAATAACAGGCGGTCTAGGATTGAAGAATGTTAATTCAGATACAGCATTTGAAAAAGCATTAAAGAAAGCAGGACTATCTTTAGATATGCCACCTGATGAAGAAAAAGAAAGAGATGAGATAAGAGCAAGATCAAAAAGTTTGACAGCAAAAAGACTAGATTTATATATTATGGGTAGACTAGGTTTAATTATTGACAGTACCGCTAGAGATGTACAAAAGATAGAAAAAGGGCTTGCAGCATTGAAAAGATTAGGTTATGATACCTATATGATATTTGTCAATACAAGTTTAGATGTTGCATTAGCAAGAAATGCTGCTAGAAGTAGAACAGTACCAGTAGATATTGTGAAAAAAAGTCATTCACAAATACAATCTAACATGGGTAAATTACAGAGATTGTTTGGTCAAAAAAACTTTATTGTAATTGACAACAATAAAGCAGATGAAGATATCTTAGAAAAATCTTATAAGATGGTTCGTAAACTAGTTAAACAACCTATAACAAACTATACAGCGAAAACATGGATGACAAAAGAGTTAGAAAAAAGGAGAGCAAAATGAGTGATGAAGATTTTTATGATCCTATCACCGAGGCATGTTGGTCGGGTTATAAACAAGTAGGTATGAAAAAGAAAGGCGATAGAATGGTGCCTAATTGTGTACCTATTAAAGACGCAAAGATAAAAGAAAGTTTTAGAGAGTTTGCTGAAAACGCACCTAATACTGCTGACGCAATGAAAAGATACAAAGCAGGTAAGGCAGGTTTTACAGACAAAGCACATCTAAAAGCAAAAGGATTAATTCCTAGAGCAGACGGAACAAAAAAGAAAAGTGACAAATACAAATGAAAAAGTTTAGTGAGTTAACGAAGAAAGTAGTAGGTAGAAAACAACCAGTTGTTTTTGCATTTGGTCGTTTGAACCCACCTACTATTGGTCATCAAAAACTCATAGACAGAATTATTACTATGGCAAAAAGGGTAAAAGGTTTACCTGTGCTATATGTAAGTGCAAGTCAAGATAAAAATAAAAATCCTCTGACTGCTAAACAAAAAGTAGATTACTTAAAAAAAGTATATCCACGAGGTATTGACATTAGAACTGCAACAGGTCGTGAAAGAACATTTATGGAAATATTGAAAAATAGATTTGATAGTAGATACACAGATGTATATATGGTTGCAGGTAGTGATAGAGTTAGTGAATTTAAAACACTAATCAACAAATATAATAAGAAAGATTATAACTTTGATTCAGTAAATGTTGTGAGTGCAGGCGAAAGAGACGCTGACGCTGCTGGTGCAAAAGGTATGAGTGCTAGTAAGATGAGAGCATACGCTTCTGCTAATGACTTTACAAGTTTCAAACAAGGTTTAATAACAGGCACTAAGGAGAAAGATGCTATGAAATTATTTAAAGACTTAAAAAAAGGTATGGGAGTGAATGAGGCGATGGCACCAGATGATGAGAATTTACGAAACATAAGAGAACATTATCATAATAATGATTTATTTAATATGGGTGATATTGTTGAAAATACAAAAAATGGTAATGTGGGTAAAGTGATTAAAAGAGGACCTAATTATATTCAGTATGAAATGGAAGATGGTGGTGTAGAAAAAGCATGGTTAGATGAAATAAATCCTGCACCTCAAATCAATAGTGAATTACAATCAGAAAGTGTTGACAAAAAGAAACTAGTATTACAAAAAAATAGTGATCAACTAAAATCTTTTTCATCATTCGAAGATGAAATAAATGAGAGAGCAGTCGCACAAGATCCTGATATAAAGAAAAGAAAAGGCACACAACCTAAAAAATATTATAAGACATTATCTAAGAAAGATAAAAAAACAAGAGACAGATCATTTAAAAGATTTGGCGGCAAACATCATGATGATCCAGACGCATATCCTAAATCAGGACAACATCCTGGTGATAAAGGTGCAAAAACAAAACCATGGTCAGAAAGTCAAGAAACAATAGACAAATATAGAGATGAATACGGCACAGAGTGGAGAGAACATTTAGACAAAGTTGTTTCTGAAATGATAGATGATGTTGTAAGTGAGAACACAGGTGTTAGAAACAAAGCGAAGAAAACAGGTATGCCTTATGGTATATTAATGAAAGTATATAACAGAGGTATGGCAGCATGGCGTGGTGGTCACAGACCTGGTGCTTCTCAACAACAATGGGCAATGGCAAGAGTTAATAGTTTTGTCACTAAGTCAAGCGGTACTTGGGGTAAAGCAGATTCAGACTTAGCAGCAAAAGTTAGGGCAGCAGGTAAAGACTAATGAGTAGAATAAAATCATTACAAGAGGTACAACGCATAGATGACTATTGTGAGTCCTGTGATTTATATGAAGACTTAGAGATTACAGAAGCAGAGTATCAAGGTAAAAAAGTAGAATTAAATAACCCAACTCGTTCTAGTGACGGTAAAAAGAAGTTTTATGTTTATGTAAAGAATGAAAAAGGCAATGTAATCAAGTTAGGATTTGGTGATCCAAACATGGAAATCAAAAGAGATGATCCTGGTAGACGAGCAAACTTTCGTGCCAGACATAACTGTGATAACCCAGGACCCAAATACAAAGCAAGATATTGGTCATGTTATCAATGGCGTGCAGGCGCTAAAGTAGACAATTAGTATAAATAGTACAATGGAGAGAAAAATGAGATATAATCAATCAATGGCACAGATATTGTCTGAAATGCAAGCGCAAGAAGGCAGAATGAAAGACCTTTCAATGAAAGTTAATAAAGTCATTGCAAAGATGAAAAAAGACAGGCAGATGAAGGGGTTTGCTGACAAGTTCAAAAGAGATGTAATGAGGTCTATGGACATAGAAAAGTCTTTAGAAAAAGTATTGCCTGATTATATTGCAGGTAAAGAAATTCAAAAATTAGTTAAAGAACAAGAGGGTGAACAAGAAGATCCTATCGATCAGGCAAAAAAGAAAATAGACAAGATAAAGAAACTTGCAGTATTGAAAAAACAAATGCAAGATATTCAAAAGTCTGATGAGGATACAGATTTAGAAGAAAAAGTTGAGTATATAGAATACAAATTTAGAAACTCTAAACAAGCAGTTGACGCTGTAAGATTTGTTCAAGCAATGAATACAGGTGTGCCTAGAAATCTAGATATCAATTCAGATGGTGAAAATAGAGGTATCATAGTGTTTGACGCTGGTAAAGAAGACTTTACAAGAGTTCATAAAATGATTATGAAAAAGTTTAGACCTCAAATACTTGCAGTTGAAAAAAATGATTTAGAAGAATTTAAGAAGATGATAGTTACCATTAAAGATCCTTCTAAAAGACGCAAGGCAATGGACGATATAAAAAGATTTGGCAAACAATCAGGATCAAGTTATGTAATAGGTAAGAAAAAACCTTTTAGAATTGATAAAATGAGAGATGGAAAAAGTTTTAGAATAGATGGTCAAGGTGCAGACCTTAATAAATTTGCAATGGATATGAAAAACTATTATGGTGCTGAAATAAAAGCAGAATCAATAGAAGAAGCAAGATGGCAAATAGAGGGTCAAGTATCATATAAAGGTATAAGAGGT